TCATTTTTTCGCTTTCCTTTCAATAGGTTGTGACACCCGTGCGTCCAACCCAGCCGATGGGTTGGACAAGTTTCGTTCCGCTTCTGTGCTGGACAGCCCGACAAACCCGCTATCGGCAAGCCGCGAACGATCTGCCTTTTTGGTGTAGGTCGCGCCTTCCTTGTTGGTCTTGTGGGCCATCACGGCGCGGATTTCGTCGGGTGACTTGCCCGCGTTCGCCATCAAGGTTGCAAGCGACTTTCGCAGCCCATGCGCCGAACAAAGCGGGTTGCCTGCGGCCTTGCACTGATCCTTGAACCAGTTGCCCAAAGTCGTCGGCTTGTAGGCCAAGCCGTCGCCATGCGTGACGAACAGAAACTGGTCACGCGGGACATTGGCCAGTTCTGCGGCAAGTTCTTCGTGGATCGGCAGATCGGCCCCAATTCCCGTCTTGCCGCGCCTGTAGGTGATCCGATCACCCTGCACATTGCGCCAGCCCATCGCCGCCACGTCTTGCCGCGACGCGCCCGTCCAGAGGAACAGCATCATCGCCAGCCGGGCCTTGCTGCCCGTCGGATGGTGTTCCTTGAATCGGGCAATCTCTTGATCGGTCCAAGTGTGATAGCCGTCGGCGTTTTCCTTGCGCCTGTCAGCGTATCGGGCCGGGTTGAACGTCACACCCATTTCCCGCTTGATCGCAAAGTTAAACAGCATGGACAAGTTCTTCTTGACCGTGTTCGCAGCGGTCGGGCCAGACTTCTTGCCCATAAGCGCTTCGACGTGCTGGGTGCCAAACTTCGCAAAGGGCAGATCGCCCGCGACGCCGCGCAACCAGTCCAATTCGCCCCGGATGCTGCGCTTGCGGCTTTCCGACAGGTTTCGATACTTCGGGCTGGCCAAATACTGTTCGATCAGCCAAGCCAAGGTGCCTTGGGGCGTTGTGCTGCGGTTCGGTGACTTCGCGCCCTCAATCGCCGCGTCATAGGCCGCACGGAACGCGACAGCGCCATACGGCCCCGGCAGATAGCAAGTGAAGCCCTTACTTCGAAACCGGAAACGGGTTTGGCCGTGCCGATCCACGATCCGGGTCACGCCGGGATAAGGGTTCTTGCGTCGGATCATTTCAGTAACCTGTCACAAGGGTTGGACACGGTAGAGGCTTCGGACTCGCCTTGGAAGATGACGTGAGTTCCATCAGGCTTCACTTCAACTCTGCCGCCCTCATTGCCAGCGGCTTTCATCGCCTTGAGATAGCGAGTCAGTTCAGACTGTTTCAGAAGTGCGGGACGGTTAGCCATCACATACCTTTAGAGGTTGAAAAGTTGATATTGCCGGGTCGGGGCGCAGAGGCGCGGCGGATACGGGTTTCCAGATCGGCAAGGGCGTTCGCCATTTCGGCGTCGCTGCCATATTCAACCCGCTTGCCCTCAAACATAACGACTCGTGTTGCACTTGCGCGCGCCCTGATCAGGGCGTCGCGCAGGGTTTCCAGTTCGGTCGGGTCAATCGCCATATCAGCCGTTCCGATACCAACCGCGATGGCCGATCCATGCCGCGCCAAAGTCCAAGCGGACCTTGATCATCATGGCGTCAACCTCGAAGGCGACGGTCGTTTCCACCTGCGGGCCGGGTGCGCCTTCAAGATAGGCGTATTCCAGACCGTCGATGTTCGCCGGGTCCGCCGCCAGATACCATTGCGTCGCGTTGGTCAGGCGGGGTTCCACCAGAAGCAACAGCTTGGCGAAGGGGTTCACATCGGCGACGGCGGTTGCTGCCAGCGTGGTCAGCAACTGTTCACCGATGGTTTCGTATTCGGGCGGCACGATCAGGAAGCGGGGCGCGGCATTGATCGGCATCCCGTTTGCCGAAGTCTGTTTCCGCATCCGAACCCGCCCGGCGTTCAGGCTGGTGACGCTTGGCGCGGACGCCGCGTCAAGGTTGCCGTGGCCAGCGACGAACACCGCCAGACCGTCGCCCATGATTGGGTTGCTGGTCAGTGCGGTGACAAGCTGCGAGTTCTCGAATTCACGCGCGGCGATGCCCATGCGGCGGCTGAAGTCTGCAAGCGCGTTCAGATCATCGTTGATCCACATTTGGCGCGTGTAGGGGATCATGCTGCCGAAGGTTTGCAGGGTGTTCGTATTGGCCGACTCGGCAACCGAACCCATCGGATATTCGCCGCCTTCGAGAACCCGCCGAAGGGCCGGGGCATCGCCAAGCATATACTTGGTCTGCACCTTGAAGTTCGGATATTGCGTCTGGCGCGCAGCGGGGCGCAGACCGGACGGGGAGGCGTCATAGGCGGTGCGAAGGCTGCGCCCGGCGCTATCGCCAAGGATGCCCGCCAGATCGCCCGTGACCATGCTGCCCGCGCGGGTGAACACCTGCGCGTCAGACACGCCCTGCAAGGGCTGGCCATGCCGCTTCATCACTTCCCGCACCACGTCGGGAAGGCGAATGTTCGCATACTGGCGCGCCGGGGCGGACAGTTCATGCGCCGGGTTCATCCGGGCGTGGATCGCTTCCCCGACACGCGACGCGAAAACGGCGGGGTCGTTGTGGTCGAACGTGATCTGCGCCGTGGTGCGGGTGCGGGTCTGCGCCTGACGCTGCGCCATCGCAGCGAAGGCCAGTTCCCGCGCGGCTTCCGGCGTCGCCTCGGCGTCGATCTGCGCGTCGGTCCAAGCACGGTCCAGCCCCGCCAGTTCGGCGATGCTGCGAATCTCGGTATTCATTTCAGCGCGGGTTTGCACCTGCACTTCAAGTTCGGTGGTCGGCATGGTGACTTCTCCATTTCTGAAATGTGCGCCGGGATCGGCGGGAACGGGAACGATGGACACTTCAATCGGCGTCCATCTGGTCGCGGTGCGAACCCGCTTGGTGCCGTCTTTAGCTTCGCGGGTCTGTTCGATGGTGTAGCCAATCGACAGCCCGCGCAGGGTGCCATTGGCGACGTCGGTCATCACGGCTTGCGCCGGGGTGGATTCGCGGAACCGGATCACCACAAGCAGGCCTTCGGGCGTCATGCGCGCCGCCTCGATCACGCCCAACTGGTCGCGGGTCGTGTCGCGGCGGTGCCCGTCCAGCACCGGGGCACCGACAAGCCGCGCCAGATCAACGCCGCGCAGGTCCAGAACCTCGGTGTAACCGGGGCGCGCAACGGGTGCCCCGGTCGAAACGATTGCTTCAATCGTCCGGGCCTCTGCGCTGAAGGTGGCGGGACGCATGTTCGCCGCCCGAAGGTGAATGGTCATGGTTTCAGTTCCCGGTTGTCAGCGGATCGCGCCGTCAAGCAGCACCTGCCCCACCGTGTCCGCAGCAAGGGCAGCGGCGAAGGCGGCACCGATGATCTTGTTGCTGCCAACCGTGGTGGTCACGGCGCGGGCGGCGTTGTCCCAATAGAGGGTCTGGCCAAGGGTCCAAGCCTGCGCGGCGGTCTTGGTCAGGGTGAAAACGCCCTGGCGAACAAGCACCACGTCGGCACTGATCGCAGCGGCACCTTGGGCGACGCCGATGATCGAACCGACTTGCGCCACCTGTCCCGAAGTCAGGGCATAAGGCGCGGGCAACGTGACGTTGTTGCCAGAGAAAAGGGAATTTCGCATTTCAGACTCCTGTAGGTTTGGTTGCGCGGGCGAACGTGTCCGCCGCGATTTCTTCGTCCAGTTCTTCGATATCGCGGCCACGGCCTGCGACCACTTCGGCGCGGGATTTCAAGCCCGCTTCAATGGCGCGGATATCGGAATTCGCTTCCTTCAGCGGGTCCACCCATTGCCAGCCGGGGGCAACGAATTTGACGGCGCGAAAATCGGCCAATTCGGATTCACTGGCGCCGATTTCGCCCGCCAATGCCTTGGCGTCGATCCAGCGCCGCCAAAGCGGGCGCAGCAACTGCGCCTCGATCAGGGTGCGTTGAAGCATTTCGGCGCGACGACGGAATTCCAGCAAGCCGACGCGGGCGCTTGAATAGTTGGTGCCCGACAGATCGCCCGTCACCTGTTCAAAGGTCAGACCGACACCGACGGCGATTTCGCGTTGCTGGCCTTTCAGGAATTCCACGGCCTGCGAAAGACCTTGACCGGGCTGCGAGAATTCAACCTCTGCACCGAAGGGCAGCACCCGCATTGCGCCCGGTTCAAGGCTCACATTCAAACTGCCGTCGGCTGACTCGAACCCCGCCGTGCCGCCTTCGGCGTCGCGGACAAATCCCGTCATCAGGCTTTGGACCTTCAGCGTCATCAGCATGGCGTCGGACGCGGCGTCATAGTCCGCCAGCTTCAACAGCACGGGGGCAAGCCAAGAAATGCCGCGCACCTGTCCGGGGAAAAGCTGGTCGAAGATATGCAGCACTTCGCGGGCCGGAACCCGCACCGCCTGCCCGATCATCCCGAACGGGGTTCCGGGGGCATCGGGCAGAATGTGATAGGCGACGATCCGGTCGCCTGCGTCAAACTCCACCCCGGCAACGATGCGCGCGCCGTCGCCAAGGTCACGGGTTAGGGACGGGTCGATCTGGTCGGCGGGCAGCGCCAAGGAACTAAACGCTGCCCGTCCTGATCCGTCGGCGTCGCTGCCACCTACGGATGTTCTGATAAACGCCTCACCATCCCGCACAAGGGCGCGCACCGCGACGGGCAGCAAGGCCAGCATCTGCCCTTCAAACTCATTGTTCAGCGCCCGCCGTATGCCTGCGTCCGGGTGCTGCGAAAGCGCCTGCCAGCCCCTGCCAGCGAGTGCCGCAAGCCACGTCTCCACGATCCGCGCCGCCGTCGGGTTGTTCATGGACAGAGCCGCCGCGCGGGCCTTGGCTGGCGCGCGGGCCGCAAGGATCGACGCTTGCGGCGCGTTCATCATGGGCGAACCCTGCCAGCGCCGCCCACCGCCGCCAGCTTCGATCTGACGCTTCTGGGTCGGCCCCGTCATGCGGTCGAAAAGGCGGGCAAGGAAACTCATTCTGCGCCGCCATCCAAAAGGCGCGCCGTCACGACATGGGTTTCAAGGGGCATCTTGGCGCGGCTGTGAACCAGCTTGGCCACGGCCTCAAGGTCGATCAGAAGCCCGTGGAAAACGCCTTCCTGATCGACCAATTCGTGAAGGTCGGACAGGTCTGCGCGAAGGTATTGGGCGATGCGCCCTTCCAAGTCGTCGCGTTCGGGCAAGGGCCAGAACACATAGCGAACTTTGCTGTGCGATGCCCAGCTTTCGATGCGCCGCCGCTCTTCGGCTTCAGCTTCGGGCGAGTCGGCCTTGATTGCGACGGAACCGGGCAAGCCCATCAACTTCGCGGTCGCATGGTGTGCCGCAAGTCCAGAGAACGCTTGCAAGCCCTTGATGCTGATTCCACCTTCGGTCAGCCGCTGCATGATCGTCATGCGAACCACTTCGCTGATCGAAAATCGTGCGTTCCGTTCCCCTTCAATATGGGGAAGCAACCCGCGCTTGCGCCAGTGCCGTTGAAGAACCGGGTTCACGCCAGAGATTTCGGCGGCTTCACCTGCGCTGAACTCAGCCTGATCGGTGTATTCGATGTGGTTGTTTGACACGCTGCGCCCTCACTCTGCATAGTGATAGCTAGCACCATACGCCACATGGTGTCAACTATCACCAATGATGGCGCGCAGTCAGTTGCTGCGAGGGTCGACAGATGGTTGACCCCCAGTCCGCAACAAGCCAAAGTTGAAAAGGCGCACAAAAGCGGACCAACCAACAAGGAAAACCCATTGAGTAAAGAATTACCAGTTCGCAGCGAAAATGAAATATTCTCCGACTTGGAAGCCCTTTGCAAACAAGAAGGCTTCTCCCACGCTATTGCTGCGCTATGCTTCCGAGACAATTTCTTTGGAATCAAGAAAGAGATAACCGGCAAGCAAATAGCGGACCGGCGTTCGTTCGAGAGACTCATACGAACAGAAATATCGACCTTGATTGGCTGCCTTGCTAAACACCCTATTTCAATCGAACTGCCCGAACCTGCGATACTTCAGGCAATGTGTGACCATGCGGAGAGACTTCTTAACGAAATTCATGGCGCGATGATTGCCGATGCCTATAAGGATTTCTCAAAGGACATTAACCCACTAACGACAGGGGAAGCTATAAGAGAAGCCGTCTTTTACGCAACAGAATCTGCTTACTCATTTCAGTATCGTGACTTCTCCCCTACTCGATACAAAAATGATGACGCATGGATCTCTGAAAAATTTGGATTCAATAGCCAAGAAGCAAGCATACTGCTTCGGACGATTCTAGACTTCCAGTCAGAGAAGGCTATGATCCACCTAGAGTCACTACGGAGTGTTTCTCCTGATAAGTGGACGATGCTACCTGCGTTCATGTTTACTTTGGATGAGATGGTTGAGCATTCCAAACTATCCGGCGCAGTAGTCAAATGTTTTTTAGACGCATTCTCCACTGAATCAAGCGGCGGAAATCCTGCCTTTGTGGACATCAATTCTTTCAACGAAACAAATGTTAAACCAATAATCGAGACAAACGGTTCTTATTTGCTATTTCAATTTGTGAGCCTTGCAGAAGCGGTCTACGAAGCGCCATTCTTCTGGATGCTTCAAGATGCGACTTACAGGAACACTGCATCCACTAATCGTGGGGCCTTTACAGAACAGTTTACGTTTGATGCAATGCGCAGAATCTTTGGCGATGATCATGTTTTTCAGAACATTGACCTGTATGACGGCAAAAGCAAAGTCGGTGAGGTGGATGTTCTTGTTTCCTACGGCGAGTATGCCCTAGTTTGCCAAGCCAAGTCACAAAAGCTTACACTTGAGGCACGAAGAGGCAATCTTCCCAAAATCCAAGATGATTTCCAGAAGGCCATACAAAAGGCATACGATCAGTCTGTTGATTGCGGGTCTGCAATCCTGAGCGGTAAAGTCGAACTGAGAGATTCAACGGGAACGCCCCTACTTATCCCAAGACCGCAACACATTTTTCCCATAACAGTGCTTTCAGATCACTTCCCGGCGCTAAGCGTGCAGGCTCGCCAGTTTCTCAAGTTGAAATCGACAAAGCAGGTTCATAATCCCCTATGCACCGACGTTTTTACGCTTGATGTGATCTCAGAGTTAATGCCATCGCCAATCCGGGCACTAGCTTACTTGGAACGACGCTCGAATTACTATGAGCGAATAATGACTACCAACGAACTTGGATTGTTCGGTTACTTTTTGAAAGTTAATCTTTGGTTGGATAACGACACGGATCTTCTCAACTTGGATGATAGTTTGTCAGCGGACGTGGATGCTGCCATGCTAGTTAGAAGAGAAGGTCTGCCGGGAAAGAGCACACCAGAAGGTCTTTTAACAAAATATCAAGGTTCATTCATTTATGGAATAGTTGACGAGATTGAGCGGGACCCAAACGCCTTGTGCGTTGAATTGGGGTTGACACTTCTTGAGTTTAGCGGTGACGCAATCGAAAATATCGGCACTTTGGTGCGACGAATGTGCGCAGATACAAAAAGAACAGGTAAGCAACATGATTTAACACTTCCTATCGAAAACCGTTCCTCAGGCTTGACCTTCCACTGCAACTTCCTTCCGACAAATCATGCAAGGCAACAGTTGCACGACCATATGCGAAAGCGCAAGTATAGCCAGAAAGCAAGCAGTTGGATCGGCTTAGTTCTTGAGCCGGGAACAGCCAAAGTGCGATTTGGGGACTATGTTCGCGCACCTCATGTGTTTGACTATGCACTGGAAGGTATTGTTGCGTCTGCACCCCCATTGACGAAGACACAGGATATTCTTCGGAGTCCCTTTGCCAAAAGAAGTGTTGGTCGTAATAGCCCTTGCCCTTGTGGTAGCGGAAAGAAACATAAGCGATGCTGTGGCATGAATTAGAGGAGCGGACAAAAGAAGGAAAAGCAATGTCAACGCTTCATCCAGCTTGACGCCAGCACCGGGCCGCGCTTCGGCGCGGGCGCGGCTTCGGTCGAAAGATCGGCGCGGCGCTGGTCATAGTCCAGATTAAGCAACGCCCGTGCGGCAAAGGCATAGACCACACAGTCAAGCGCCTCTGCCCGCCGCCCCGGTATCCGAACGAAGCTGCGCGTCGGCTGGCCACGGGTGTAGCGCACCACAGACCTTTCGGACGCAAGCTGTTCAAACCAGACCGGGGGCAGATCGGCCGAAAACCGGAAGCTGCCCGCCTGCGCCAGCCGCCCGAACAGTTGCAGTTTCACCGTGTCCACGCCGATGATCCACAAGCGCGCGCCCGTCTTGGTGGTCGATCCTGCCCGTTCGATCATCGGACGGTTGCCGGGCGCACCCTTGATCGCCAGCACCTTGCGCCGCGTCCGGGGCGTGGCAAAGGCGGTGACGTGATGCATGGATACCCCGTCGCCCGCGTCTATCGCACAGGCGTCCACCCCGATCCGGCCACCAAGCGCATGGGGAAAGCGGTAACCGATCAGCCCGTCCAGTTCGACCCAAGTTTCTTCGGCGTCATACTGCCCCCAGATCACCCGATGCCCAAGCACAAGCGCCACGCCGCCTTCGGTCCAGCCCAGATAGGTGACTTCTAGGCGGTCGTGTTGCACGTCCACCCCAACCGTAACCGCCAGCACTTCGGCTGGCACGGCGGCAAGCCCGAAGGGTTCGGCGCGCGCCATCAGCTCATCTTCGGCCAGCTCATCCCCTGCGCTGCGCCAGCCTTGGCCAAGGATCGTATTGACGAAGGTTTGCAGCGTGGTCGGATCGTCCTTCGCCTGGACGAATTCCACCGCCAGCTTGCCCCAAGCCGCGTTGGTGTGAAGGCTGATCAGGGCGTTCATGCGGAACCCTGCATGGCCTCTGACTTCGGGCCTTGTGGCGCGCCACGCGCCCGCCGCGACCATATCCGGCTTGTGCCGTTCCGATACCTCTGCCGCGCAATGCGAGCAGCGCCAACGGGCAGTTTCGGGCGCGCCTGCATCCCAGACGATATCGGGCCACAGAAGTTCGCTCATGGTCCCACATTCGGGGCACGGCACTTCATAGATTCGGGCGTCGGATTGGGCATAGGCGCGCAGAACATGGCTGGTTTCGTCGTGAACCGGGGTGCTTCCCAGAACGATCTTGCGGTCGGGAAAGGACATGGTGCGGCGTTCGGCCAAAAGGATCGGCGACCCTTCAGCGGTCGATTCCATGCCGTCGGCTTCGTCCATGAACAGAACCCGGACGTTGTGACGGCGCAGGTTGCGGGGTGCCTTCGCTGCGACCACTTTCAACGATCCGCCGGGGAAGCGGCGCGATAGAAGCGTGTTGCGCCCGGACTCGTCCTGTTCATCCGACAGGGCAGCGGCAAGCGCCGGGGATGCCCCGAAGATCGGTTCGATATCGGACACCATGTAGTCGCGGCAATCGGCTTCAGCGGGCAGAAGGCAGAGGATCGGCGCGGGTTCATTGGCGACGAAGGACGCAAGGGCGCTGGTCAGAAGCGTGGTGAACCCCACCCGGACGGGCTTCACCAGAGTCACCCGTTCGATTTCCGCGTCGCCTATGGCGTCGGCAATCTCGTGCTGAAACGGCCAAAGTCGCACCGGGCCGGGCAAGGCGGACACGCCGTCCGGCAGCACGATTTCCCGTTCGATCCATTCCGACAGGCGCAGGCGCGGCGGGGGAATCAGGGCGCGCAGCGCCTGTTTCGTGATCTGTTCAAGCGTCGGCATTGCCAAGTTCCTGCAAGGCGTCGCGCAATTCGCGGTCAATCATGGTCACGTCGCTGGTGGTCAGATGCTGCATGGACTGGCGCAGCCGGGAACGAAGGGCGCGCAGGGTATCGGACCACGCCCGTTCCACGTCGCTTGCCGGGACGTATTCGCCGCGCAGGACGGCATTCTTCAGGGCCTGCGCGTCGGCCTGTTCCCGTGCCAACCGCGCCCGTTCGCTGGTCAGGTTCAGCACCTGTTCTTCGCCGCCGCGCCCGCTTGCCGTCTCGCGCAGACTGGCGATGTAACGGCGGGTGCTTTCTTCAAGGTCATAGGCATCATGGCCAAGACGAACCACGATATCGCGCTTGCCAAGGGTGGTCAGCATCCCCGGCGTGATGCCGAACAGGTCGCAAAGGTCGGAACCGCCAATGCGATGGACGGGCTTGTCGCCCCCCAGCCCCGGCAGTTCCGACATGATCCGCATCTTTTAACCCCTTGTAAATTCTTGCATAGCTTCAAGCATCGCGCCTCTGTCCCCCGTATAGGTCAGGGCCGGGAAGGACCCGAAGTCAGCAAGGAGCGGTCGATCAAGGCAAGGTGCAGCGGCTTGCCGCGCTTGCCGGGATTGGCAATGGTCAGCCAACCCGCCTGTTCCAACTGGTTCAATGCCCGCTTCGTGGTTCGCGGCGACACACACAACGCCTCGGCGAAGGCGTCGATATCCGGGGCGCTGGTATTGCCTAGGAAGTCGCTGATCAGCACCGCGCCCAGAACGCGCGCAGCCGGGGACAGGCCACGGTCATACATCACGGCCCGAAGCCATCTGTCCTTCGCTTGCTCAAGCAT